CTGCAGGTGCTGCTGGCGCCGCTGGTGCTGAGCCCGAGGAGCCTTCTGGTGCTGCCATACCTGCTGGACGGAAGTAGTTGCCCCAACGCTCTGCGTCATAGCTTTGTCCATCAACACTGGCTTCGAACATCTCTTTCATTACTTTAAGAGCTTCTTCGTCTGGACGCTTTGGCAAGAAATCACCCAGATTATACAAACCTTGTGATTCAATTGCTTCTGCTTCCTGTGCTGTAAGTGGAGTCTCTTTGCGAGCCCACTTTGATGTGGAATAGTCAGCGTATCCACCTTTGCTGGTCTTGCTAATGCGGAAGTCCAGGCCACGCTCGTAGTCAGTTGGAAGTTCTTCCAACTCCGGATCCATCAATGCTGACTTGATAGTCTGGAAAATCTGAGGACCAATAATGAAGCGTCGAATTGCTTTTTCACTTTTGTCATCAGCAATTGGGTTTTCGCGCACAAAACCTTGCATGATATATGAACGCTTTTTCCAATACTTGCGACCCATATCTTCAAGACTTTTGTCTTTAAACCATGTGCGTACTTCTGTGAGGATCGGGCAAGTCTCGCCCCACATTTCAATGCAAGGAATCTGCACCTGGACGCTCTTGCTATCCATTTGCCCTTTAACACCATTGAAAGGAAGTTTGATCATTGCACGTTCAATCCAGAAGAACGTGTTGTTGTTATCCGCATCAGGAAGGAAGCGTAGCACTGCGCTATCGCCTTCGTTCATGTTCCAATGTGGGTAAATTGCGCCATCACCACCGGATGACTGATTGCCTTGTCTATTGTCTGCCGCTGCAAGGCGTGCGCGGATTTCTGCTAATGAAGCCATTTTATTTCTCCTATGTGCCTACGAGTAGCAACTACTACTCTATCATTTGCCTGTGATGCGCAACTACGCATCTGTGTATAGCCTAACATACACTGTACTACAGTATATGCGCTTTTATTTAGTCCGTCAATCCAAAACGGCAAAGTTTGTTGAATCGTTTGATATGGATTAAATATACACATGACACATAGTAACACAACTGTACCAGAAGTCAACGGATTCGGACAAACTGTTAATTTTAATCCTGTTGCACCAAACTTATGGTTTGTGCATGATACATTTGATCAAAGCACACTACATTGGATGCAAGGTATCTATGTTGATATGAACAACACATTCGAAGTGACTCGACCAGACAAACGTCTACAATTAGCAGACGGAAATGATTATCGCAAACTTCAAGACATTGGTGTCAGTTTGGTTCCAAAACTTGAAGAGTTATTGAATATAAAACTAAATTTAATGGTTGCTAAGTTTTGGTTAGACTTACCAGAATTTGGTTGCCAGCCGCATGGTGATAGCAAAGAAATTATTGTAACACTACAGGTCTACATTGATGCTAAAGATGGCGGAGATCCACTATACGGTGCAGAGTTTATGCATGTTGAACCTAGTGTAACTGCACCATTGTTGCCAAATTGCGGATATCTCAATTTAAATACTGATCAAAAAATACACCAAGTCGAAGCTGGAATTGGTGTAAGGCAAAGTATTGCATTTCAATACAATTTATCTACTGATAGTTAAGCCACAGCGTTTCGCGTATGCTGTTTTCAGGTATTGAATTCATCATACCATTGAAGATTCTTGGATTGTTCTGATAAACAATAGCACTGCGTGGTTCGTGCGGAACATACAAACATTCATCATGTTCAATGTCGCGGACTGGACTATGGTCATTTTCACCGTCAACATTGTTAACTGCATCTTTAATACAAAACGCATACTGATTGGTGTCTGCGGCCTCTGTGCATAAGGGAATCTGTACTTGCAATTTGATGTCACTGTGTATTCTATGCATCATGATTTTTGCATGCGATAACGTAATGTCAACATAGCCTACTTGCGGCTTTAGTTCGATACCTGCAAGTTCACTAAAAAACGGTGCCCAAGTTGCACAAATGTCATTGGGCTCGCGAGTCTCACTCCAATCTGTTAACAAACGGTTGTCGTAGATCATCTTGAGTGCGTTGTTTTCTGCTTTGCGATATAGATTGCGAACAAAAGCATATTGTTCTTGGGGGAAGAAATCCCTAATCAGCCATAACTGATCAGGGATAATTATTTCTGGAGTCATGTTATCCTCGAGCCAGTTGTAGTAGTCTGTCTAGCTCTGTTTCTAACATTGGATCACGTTCTGCTTTTAATGCTGTTTTTCCTGTGTCAATGTCAATTACTTCTGTCATGTCTTCGTCGTCTAAGTCTTGCTCTTCACTGTTGCTAATGTTGTTTGCTTCGTCAAGGTCGTTGTCGCCGCCTAGTCCCATTTTTAAACTGTCTGCTTTGCCAGTGGCTGCGGCTGCTTGCTGTGATTGATAGTTGCCTGTTTGTGCTGGCTCTTCCTGTGTTGGGTCTTCGTTAACTGATTCTTCCATTTGTCTGCGGATATCATTGATGTCTTTATCGTTTATACCAGGGTGCATCTTTTTGATTTCTTCGTTGCTGTCGCCATCTGCAATCATTTCACCAATGTGTTGATGTAAGTCGCTCATAGCACCTTCGCTGACTGACTCATCAATAACAATGTCAAAGTCTGCAAGTCTTGCTTTTACAAGATCTCTGCAATCTGCATTTGGATCTTTTTGACTTAGTACATAGATATCGTCGAATAGTTCATCATCGCCAATTAGATCGTATAACTGTTCTGTTGCATACTCGCCGTCGGGTCCACACTGTAGCGGCTCGCTCATTAACTCTTTTAGCTTTGCCATTTGCTCTTGCGAGTCTGGCAATGCCCAAGTTCCTTCAGTGATACGGTCAGCCCACTGTTCAAAAATGTCTGCTTCTTTCATGTTCTCTTCCTGTATCTTTGCTAGTATTGGCAGTGCTTCTTCGATGCGAGTATCAAGAGAACTGTTAACAAAAACTTCTCTTACTCTGTTCACAGTCTCATCAAGTTCTGTGATTGCCATTGGATCATATGCTGCAAAAATTTCTTTGTATCCTTTGCGGCTGATCATTTTCTTTGCTTTGCGTTTTAAGTCGGCATAGTGCTTGACTGCATCTTCTACAATGCTCAATGCACTTTCGTTTTGTGCGAAGGCGTTGCTTCTGCTTGCTCTAATAAATTTACCTAGTGTGTTAATTTCGTTGATAGTATCGCTAATGTGTTGGCCAAAACCGTCGTATGGTGTGCCGCCTTCGCTAACGTGTCTTGCCATTGCTTTTGCGCCAGCAATGCTGCGAAACGGCATTTTGAATCTTTCGCCTTGTGAGTTTTCTACAAATAAACTTTCAATGTTTCTAAACCGTGCTTCGCCTTCGCCAATTGCTCGTGAATGCTTTATTATTACTTTTGATTTTCCTGGTTGGTTGCTATAACTGGTTTTGCTTGTGCCTTTCCATGCTTCCATTACCAAACCTTCTGCAAGGTCTGCCATACTTTTCATTGAATATTTCAGTTTGTTCATGTTGTTTAAGCTAAATGTGAGTAGGTTACGTTTTGCCAAGTTTCTAATAGCAGCAAGAAAGTCATACCAGTCGCCGCGATCGTCACGTTCCATTCCTCTACCAAGGTTATCACCGTAGTAAACTTCAAGATCGTTATCACCGTTTACCAGCACAACAACTGTGCCGTAGTCGCTGTTTTCAGTTTTATAGTTAAACGAAAACAGATCGGCTTCTCCAGGATTAACTGTGGGTTTGCCCATTGAGTCCAGTGACTTGGGATCCAAATCTCTAGTTACAAGTAAGTCGTAAAGTTGTTGTGATGCGTTATTTTCTTGTGCCATAATACTATTTATTAAAACATTGCCACAAACGGCATAGGTTCAATACTCATATCTTCATGATCTGTCATTTGTCCATCCAATTCGCCGTGGTAGCTCTGCAATACCTGCATCATACGCACCACTAGCAAAGTTGCCATTACAAGGTCGTCTGTTTCTCCAGGTTTAGCAGCATAGCTGGTGCCATGTGCTACAAAGTTTTTCAGTTCACTGATCAAACTCAGACTGTTTATCTTTAATCTGTCTTGTTCTAGTAGATTTTTAAACTTAGCACATGCTGCCAGTTTCACTTTGTGTGTGGTATTAAACCCTTTGCGCCCGCTGCGGCCTTTGCCAATGTCGCTGAGAAAGTATCCTTGTATGTTTTCTTCGCCGTAGTCTTTGATTGAGATTAAACTTGCTTCACCAATTGTATTGTTTTCAACACTGTAGTAGATACTTGCTGGATGATTAACTGTTTCATTGATGTGTTTACAAATATCAGCCAAGATGCGTACTTGCTCTGGAATGGTTGTTCTGTTGTGTTTCCACTCTGCAATTTGCACATTGCTATTTGCTTCCCACACCTGTATAGCACATGGATCGCCGCCTGTGCCAAGGCTTGGATCAAGACCTACAACATAAATTTTATTAGGTTCTGGGCGTTTGTACCAGCGCACTTGTCCTGTTCTATACTGTGGTTCAATGCCTTCAAGATCAATCAGTTTGGTTGGAGCAATAAGTGTTTCGTCATTGATAATAAATTCGCAATCCATCTCTCGACGAAAACGTTCAATGCCCAAAATATTTCTCTGTTCTTCGGCCCAGTCTTCATCTCTATCAGGATGCTCTGTCCAGTATGCTCTGTATGCTTTAAATCCGTTAACACCCAATTCAGTTTTGTTTCCATAACTGTCCTCAGTTTTGTTTGCACCTTTCCAAATAAATGCAAACTGATCTTCATCACTGTTGGGTGTGCTTGTAATAATAGCACCACCACCTGTACTCAGTGTAGGTGATATGGATGTCCAAAACTCACGGGCAATAGTAGGTCGCACAAACGCAAACTCATCACAGTATAGCAATGTAATACTCATACCACGTCCGGTATTTTCTGTTGTTGTTTGTGCAACAATACGAGAACCATTGTCAAACTCTATGCTGCCTTTGTTGTAACTGACAACACCAGCACGAATATGGTCTGGGCAACTTTCATATGCAAATCGTATGCGCTGCATAATTTCTTGTGCACCTGCATATTTGTGTGCAGCAACAAGAATTGTGCTGTCTGGTTTGAACATAGCAAACCACAACAGATATCCGCCTGCACTGGTACTTTTGCCTGTTTGTCTAGGCATCATTGATATTGAAAATCTATATTTGTGATAAGTCTCAATTAGCCTTTCTTGAAACTCCCAAGGGTTGTACTTCATTTTGCCCTGTACCGGATGCTGAATATAGAAGAAATTTCTCATAAAATATTCAGGTCCAGTTACTGGATCAGCACAAGCAGCAAATTCTTCAATTTGCTGTTCAGTAAATTCTTGTTTTTTATAGGCACTTTTAACCAGCACCCCATCTAGGCTTTTGCTCATACTAATACTTATCTATTAGCACCAGGCCTATGCTGTTAAATATTGTCATGAGCAGCACACTTGTATTAGCACCGGACTACCAACCAGTCAGTTACTTGCCACTAAGCACAATTGGCTGGCAAATGGCAGTAAAACTGTTCTTTCTTGACAAAGTAACTGTGCTAGAGTGGCATGACGATTGGATTATTCACAGTGCAAAAATAAACATGCGTGTTCCTGCTGTTGTTGTAGCAAAGCGTGGATTCAAACGTTCGCGTGGTAAGATGCGATTCAGTAGACAAAATCTTTATCTACGTGATTTGTACACTTGTCAGTATTGTGAAGATACTATCAGCGGCAAAGATCTAACACTGGATCATGTTATACCTATTAGCCGCGGCGGTAAAACAACTTGGGAAAACAGTGTGACAGCATGCAGAACTTGCAACATTGCCAAAGGCAGTAGCAGAGGTTGGAAGCCTATCAAAGAACCTGTACAGCCTGATTACTGGCGTATTGTGAGCAACGTTAAAAATATACCCATGCATATACGGCATCCCAGTTGGGAACAGTACCTTGGTGTTAAAGATGTAATTGTTACTCGTCGGTCTGCTTAGGTTCGACGTTTTTTACATTTTGTTCAGGTTTAGTAGCATATTCAACAGGAGTAGGTGCAACAAGCGGTGCTGTTTTTGGTACTGGCTTGCCTAATCCACCAAAATTTATGTTACTGATCATGCTTCAACTACACCCTCTGCAATCAGTTTTGCTCTATTAGCCATGTGCTGTTCTAACAGTTCTTCTTTGCTACCACCCATGTAAGGCACTGCATGTCCTTCTAGCATCATAATGTCAGTAACAGGCATTGTTCTATCCTGTGGCGCATAGTATACGTTAAAGTCACCTAGGATACGTCCAAACTTGCCTTTCATGTCTTCGCCGTCTCGTGCTATCTGTGTTTTAAGCACAAGATCAGGGCCAGACAGTAGTTCTGTTATACGCTGTTTTGCAGCAAGTCCAAACTTTTTTTCTGTTAAA